AGTACACATTTGAAAGAATTAATCAAGGTTATCTAATAGGCAATGTTCAGCGCAGTCATTATATAGAAAACAATGAACATTTGTTTATTGGAAGTAGTTGTTTAGGTATTACTAAGGGAATATATGAACAACTTGGAAAACCTAGTGCATCTCCAACTAGTCGCGGAGATATTGGTGAAGAGTTTACATATCTAGCAGAAGAAAAGAATATCCCTATAGAAATGTATTTGCCTGACAATTTTGAAGCTAAACCTTATGGTGTAGACAGTTGGGCATTAAAAGATGATATGAAACATTATGGAATAGGTACAACATTCAATAATGTAATGGATAATCCTATGTTCTATCATCTTTTTGAAAGTCGTACAAACTTAAATGTGGAGAGATTTGTTAAAAAATCAATCTCAATTTTGTACGAATGATAAGTAGTATGTGATCAACATATTTCAATTAAATTACGATAATAGACTTCATTCTTGGTACGAACTAAGAACAAACTTAAAAACTTCTGATATTAAAACCAAATGTGTAGAAATAGACAATTGGTGGCAAAATGCACCAATGGTAAATCATCATTTGCATATTTTGGATGTAAGTAACTGGCCTAGTCCCTGGGAACTTTTGGTAGAAAACACATATTGTAGTGTTGCAAAAGCACTAGGAATGTGTTATACTATGCTACTATTAAATATTACAGATATAAAAATGGTTGAAGCTACCGATATGCAAGGTGAAGATTTGGTATTAGTCCTAGTCGATGATGCAAAATATATACTTAATTACTGGCCCGATACGGTACTAAGTAATAAACTAAGCAACTTCACCATCAAGCGTAATATTGATATTACAGACCTAGAACTAAAAATTAAATAAGGCTAAACCTATGCAAACAATTAATGTCATCAAGCGTGACGGAGAAACAGTACCATTAGATATTTCAAAAATACAAAGACAAGTAGCATACGGGTGCAGAGGCATAGATAATGTCAGTCCCAGTATGATTGAGATTAAGGCTCAGATTGAATTACATGATGGGATGACAACTAAAACTATTGACGAATTATTATTGAAAGCAATGGTTAACCTTATTGATGAAACTGAAAACCCAGACATTAATAATGTAAACTATCAATATGTAGCAGGACGTCAAAAGGTGTCAATGCTACGCAAAGAAGTATACGGAACATATACACCTCCCCCGTTATATGATATTGTAACGAAAAATATAGAATTAGGTATGTATACCAGTGAATTACTAGATTGGTATACAAAGGACGAATGGGATATCATTGATTTGTTTATTGACCATAGCAAGGACGAAAATTACACTTATGCGGCTATCGCACAATTAACCGAAAAGTACTTAGTGCAGAACCGTGCTACTGGTCAAGTCTTTGAAAGCCCTCAAGTAAGATATGCAATCGCAGCCGCCACTGCATTTCATAATGAACCCAAAGATAAGAGGTTAAAATATGTTAAAGAATATTACGAATGTGCAAGCGACGGTCATTTCACTCTTGCTACCCCTGTGTTGGCTGGCCTCGGCACTACTACAAAGCAGTTTTCTTCTTGTGTGCTCATTTCTAGTGACGATACTTTGGATAGCATTTTTGCCGCAGGTGAAATGATGGCTAAGTATGCTAGCAAACGTGCTGGCATAGGATTAGAGATTGGTCGTATTCGCCCACTAGGTGCACCTATTCGTAACGGTGAAATTAAACACACCGGTATGATTCCTTTCTTAAAGAAATGGTTTGGTGATCTACGTAGTTGCAGTCAAGGCGGTGTACGTAATGCTAGTTGTACAGTTACATTCCCAGTATGGCACTATCAGTTTGAAGATTTGATTGTATTAAAGAACAATCAAGGTACAGAAGAAACACGTGTACGTCAAATGGATTACAGTGTTGTAGTTAACAAGATGTTCTTCAATCGTTTTGCTAAAAATGAAAACATTACATTGTTTGATCCGCATGATGTACCAGACTTATATGAAGCATACTATCGTGATAGTGAAGAATTTGAAAAGTTGTACACTATGTACGAACACAAACGTGGCATCAAAAAGAAAGTGTTGCCAGCTGTAGAAATATTTAAGAATGGAATACTAAAAGAACGTACAGATACAGGTCGTATCTATCTAGTATTCATTGATAACGTAATTAATCAGGGTCCGTTTGATACTAAACTTGATCCGATTTACCAGAGTAACCTTTGCCAAGAAATACTATTACCTACAAAGCCTTTTCAACGTATTGAAGACGAGGCTGGGCGCATTGCACTATGTACATTAGGCAGTGTGAACTGGGGTGCGTTTAAGACGCCCCAAGAAATGCGTAAGGCATGTAGAGTATTAGTCCGCAGTCTAAGTAATCTCCTTAGCTATCAAGACTTCCTGAGTGTTCAGAGTAAGTTAGCTAACTTAGATTTCGAACCTCTTGGTGTAGGGATTACCAATTTAGCTTACTGGCATGCAAAGCGTAGTTATAAATATGGCACGCCAGAAGCATTGGCAGAAGTAAAACGTTGGATGGAACATCAAGCATACTATCTAACAGAAACAAGTGTAGAATTAGCACAAGAACGTGGTGCATGCGGTCGTAGCCAACATACCTTCTACGGACAAGGCATCTTCCCCTGGGAACGCAGAAGTGAGGGTGTTAATGAATTAACAGACTTTAGCCCTAGTATGGATTGGGAAAGTCTACGTGAAAAACTATTGAAGTATGGCATTAGAAATGCTACACTGATGGCTGTAGCACCTGTTGAAAGTTCTAGCGTTGTACTTAACTCAACAAATGGTATTGAAATGCCAATGGAGATGATAAGTGTTAAAGAAAGCAAAGCTGGATCATTTGTACAAGTAGTCCCGGAATACAAGCGATTAAAGAATCGTTATCAATTGATGTGGGATCAGAAAGATTGTGTTGACTACTTAAAGACAGCGGCTGTATTAGCAGTATATATTGATCAAAGCCTAAGTACTAATACATTCTACAATCCTGCATATTTTCCTGAAGGTAAGGTGCCCGGTACATTGATTGCTAAGAATCTAATGCTTGCGTACAAGTGGGGAATCAAAACTATCTATTATAGTTTGATTAACAAAGTGGGTAGTAAAGTAGCATTGCAAGAAGATAATGTTATCCCATTTGTTAAACAAGAAGTATTAGGAGATGAAGATTATTGTGAAAGTTGTGTATTATGATGGACGCATATGAAATTCAACAAAAAATATTATCAGAGTGGCGCAGACTAGCATTAGCTAGTGGTGCCGACACTATAAAGAAAATATACAATGATGTTCCAGTACTTGTGAAAGTTAATGGAAAAATATACACAGTTAGTGATGTGTTAAACATAGATGGTAAAATACTATTGGAAGTAGAAGATGAGTAAAGAACAATATAATTTAAGTAAACAGACTAATTATCTAAAACGTACAATGTTTTTAGACCCAGAAGGTCCAGTAACCGTACAACGATTTGAAGAAGTTAAGTATCCAAGACTTGCTAAGTATGAGGAAACAGCACGTGGTTTCTTTTGGGTACCAGAAGAAATCAGTTTAACAAAAGATAAGATAGACCACAAGGACAGTAGTGATGCAATTAAGCATATCTTTACTAGTAACTTATTAAGACAAACTGCACTTGATAGTATTCAAGGTCGTGCACCAAGTCAAGTGTTCAGTCCAGTCATTAGCATACCTGAACTAGAAGCATTAGTTAGTAATTGGAGTTTCTTTGAAACTAATATACACTCAAAATCTTACAGCCATATTATTAGGAACGTATATGGTGTTCCCAAAGAAGAATTTAATAAAATTCACGATACAAAAGAAATCGTAGAAATGTCTAGCAGTGTAGGCAAATATTATGACGAACTACATCAACTAAATTGTTTGAAAGAACTAGATCCTAGCAAAGTAGGACATCAAGAACACATCAACAGTATTTGGTTAGCATTGAATGCAAGTTATGCATTAGAAGCATTACGCTTCATGGTAAGTTTTGCAACTAGTCTTGCTATGGTAGAGAACAAGATTTACATTGGTAACGGAAACATTATCTCCTTGATCCTGCAAGACGAATTGTTGCACACAGAATGGACAGCTTGGTTAATCAATAATGTAGTTAAAGATGACCCAAGATTTGTTATTGCTAAACAACAATGCGAACGTGAAGTATATGAAATGTACTTAGATGTTATCCGTGAAGAAAAAGAATGGGCAGACTATCTATTCAGCAAAGGTGTTGTGATTGGCTTGAATGCTGAAATACTATCAGATTTTGTAGACTACACTGCTTTTAATAGACTGAAGGATATCGGTATTAAATATAACGAGAATCATCCAAAGAATAGTCCTATTCCGTGGTTCAATAAACATGTAAACATCAATAAAAAACAATCAGCATTACAAGAAACAGAATCAACTAACTATGTTATCGGCGTTATGTCAGACGTAGTTGACTATGAAGAATTACCAGTATTATAAGGAAACAACATGAAAGCAATTGTATGGAGTAAGTACCACTGCCCTTATTGCGACCAAGCAAAGGCATTATTAGAAAGTAAGGGTATACCCTACGAAGAAAGAAAGATTGGTGACGGATACACCAAAGAAGAATTATTAGAAGCAGTTCCAACTGCCAGATCAGTACCACAGATTTTCTTAGATAATGAATATGTGGGTGGGTTTAATGAACTCAGAACAAAATTAACAGAAAGCGTATAATGGAAGTTGGACAAGTATATACATTTAAATTGAATAGCGGTGAAGAACTAATCGCTAAAGTAACAGAACTAAACAAAGGTGACGGTTATTTGACAATCACGGAACCAGTTAGCATTGCACCCGGACAAAAAGGTATGCAAATGATTCCTAGCATGTTTACCGCAGAACCAGGCGGAGATGTTACACTAAATACTAATAGCGTTGCCGTTTTTGCTATCACAGAAGATAGCATTAAGATGAAATACATCGAGGCTACTACTGGAATTCAAGTTCCAGAGAAAAAAATTATACTAGGATAATATGCCACAATTAAGTCGTAAGGGTGATAAAAATCAAACAGGTGGTGCGATAGTACGCGGCGCCGGTACTGTTATTGCCAACGGCATTAATGTAGGATTGCATGTAAGTGTTATGACACCTCATGCGCCATTTGGTCCACCGCATCCCCCACATGCGGCAGCAACTACAACTGACGGTAGCCCTACAGTATTTGCTGAGGGTGACCCAGTATTAAGAATAGGATCAGGAAATAGTTGTGGTCATAGTATAGTTGAAGGCAGCCCTGACGTAGTAGTTCCATGAGTTACACTCCGTTAAAAATCAATGCAATGGGTTCTCTGTTGCAAGATGTAGGTCTATACATCAACCCAAATGCACAATCATATATGGGTACTAGTACATCGGTTATTAACTATACACCGGGTACAATAATAGATACAACCATTCTATCTGCTATCACTAACGCTATGAATGTAGCATACCCATTGATAGGTGCAGGAATAACTCAGGGTGAATATA